AAAGAATGGCTAGAATAAGTTTTAAATTCTTCACACCTAGAGATAAACCTAAAAAAAGAGGGCCTAGGCAGCATAAAAAAAGTCAGAATAAACACGAAAAACGTCAGAAAAAACAGAAAAGATACAAAGGCCAGGGTTGACAAACATCCCATAAGATACTATACATACAGAAAGAAAGAAAACTATGAGATATACATATAAAGTAAGAGAGCTGACACCAGAGGCAGAAGGTATTGTAGATGTTGGTGAAGCAAAACAAATGGAAGATATGTCTTTAAAAAAATTAAGACGTAAACTTGATTCTAAAAAACAGTATCATGTCGAGTACAGAAACAAAAAAAATAATTTTGTATCTACAACTATTTCTGGAATAGAAGGTAAGTAATGAAAGAACTAATAGAATATAACAAAAGTTTGTTAGAAGTTGCAGAGAGAAAATTAAACTCATTAATCCAAGTTGATCATAATAAAAATTATCCTGGTCCATACTTTGATATGGTTAACAAGCACCTTGATTATGTAAACAGATTAAAAGAGAGGATAAAAAAATTAAATGAAAAAACTGACGATAGTAAGTAAAGATATTACTCATAAGCAATGGTCTAATTTTGTATTAGAAATGAATCTAATTAAAAAATCCTGGTCGCCATACGCAAAGATAGAGCTGCAGGGAACAGGAGTAAAAAAGATCTTAGCATTTGGTACGAGGAACTATGACACAAAAGAAGATAGATAAAAATGGATTTAATAATTCTAAACGACGGATTGTATCAATTAGTTCCTGTCACAAAGCAAATGATGGAACATATATCTTTATTGGGCGAAGTAGATTGTATGGACCTGTGCGAGATACTAAGACTAAAACTAACAGGGTACGTAGATAGTTTAAACTTACACATCATGAATGATGGTAGTGGTAGTCTAATTGGTTGTATGTGTAGATAGTGAATTAAATAGTTTTTTGAGGTGTACAATAAAATTTAACAAACATGCCGTGTTTGTTAATCTCGGTTCTGCCAATTTCTTGCATTTTATTCATAGATTCTTCATAGCCATACATTAAACAATCATACTGACTATCAAATGTTTCTGGCCATTGATATGGCGGTAAACAAGTCTGTTGAACTTGTGAACATATAACTAATGCGAGTATAAATTTCATTGACACCTGTTGTATTTTGTGAGATAAATCCCATATGATAAATCTAAGAAAGGAGTATATCACATGACGGATATAACTAAATATAAAAATGTATCACTGAGTCATAAAACATATGACACCATTGATAAAATTAGAAAAGTAATACAACCAGACACAGTGCTAAGTAGATCACAAACTATAAGTATTTTAGTAAATGAGAAAGCGAGGAAACTGAATGGCAAGTTCAAAGAAAAGTAAAATAATTTGTCCTACGTGTAAAGGTAATGGGTACATAAGAATCCCATACAAGTTAGCGAAAGAAGAAGTTACAGCACAATGTGGTGTCTGTGATTCGGAAGGAGAAATAGATGCGAATGAAGTTGATAATATTATTATTGACTCTGATGGTATCCACCGGTTGCAGTAGGTATGACTTCGATGGATTTGATCCAACAACCTCTGTTGTACGTTGGGTGATTAAAGGAGAAAATAATGACTGAAGAAATGAATAAAGGACCTGAAGATCTTTTAGAACAAAATAAAAAACAAATAGAATATCTACAACGACAATGTCGTAAAGCAGGTAAAGCTATTCTAGACCAACAAGTAGAAATTGGTGGATTAAAAAAAGAAATCGATAGACTTGATGAAGAGAATGGTAATCTTAGACGAATGCTAAGTTCTAAAGATGACACGGAATAAGAAACATATTAAGGGGGATGTAGCAGAGCTTATTGCTGCAGAGTTTTTTCTTAACAAAGGTTTTTATGTGTTTAGAAACATGTCTCAACATGGTCCAGCAGATCTGACTGTCTTAGATAGTGATGGTAATATAATACTGATAGATGTTAAAGCAGTATCATTACGAGAGAAGAATGGTTGGAAAGTTAATCGAACAGGGACCATGGAACAAGATAGGTTGGGTATACAGTTATTATATGTTAACCTGGATACCAGAGAAGTATCAGACCATGCTCCTCGTAAAGGCAGATATAAAAAGAATAACGTAGTTAATATAAAACAATACATGAAAATATTTACACCAGAATGATTAGATATATATTAGAAAAGATATACCATTACTCGACAGCTTTGACATCATGGTCATGGGGTAAGTTATATGGAGATAGGAGAAAAGGCTATGGCTACAGAAAAAAATAAAGGTACAAAATGGGATGGAAAATCAAGGGTTTCCACAGATTTGTACAGAAAAAGACACAATGAAATATTTAAAAAAGATCAAGAGAAGTTTGATAAATTACAGCAAGAGCAACGTGATCTTGATGAGAGTTATAGACAGTCTTTGAAGAATAAAAAAGAACGACAAGACAATGAAGAGTATTTAAAAGAACTAAAGGACAANCTATGACNNTTGGTTTTGGTTTAGGTATGTTTGCATACAGCATGATCTGTTTAATAATAGGTTTAACTATAATCTATTTTGTAATTAGGAATATTAAATGACAAGTTATAAGTTTAATAAATTATACGACTACCCACGGTCAATGCGTACATTGGTTGGTGGTAAACGACACTATGATATTCGCGAAGAAAAGCTTCCGTCGGTAACGACGATTCTTTCCGCGTGTCAGTCGGACGAGAAGAAAGCATCCCTAGAAGCATGGAGAAAGCGCCTTGGTCCGAAGACTGCGGACGTACAGCGAGACTTGGCTGCCGAGCGTGGCACAGCAATGCACCGCTACCTTGAAGCGCACATTGATGGCTCGGGGCACAAGGACCTTACCCCTTTAGGTGAACAGGCCGAGAAGATGGCACAGCAGATTATAGAATCAGGGCTCAGGGACCTGGAAGAAGTGTGGGGCCAAGAGGTGACTTTGTACTACCCAGGACTATACGCAGGAGCAACAGACGTTGTAGGTATATTTGATGGTCAACCGGCTATCATAGACTTCAAACAAACCAATAAACCCAAAAGACGAGAGTGGATTGAGGATTATTTTGAACAGCTGGGAGCATATTGTATGGCCCATAATTATGTCTACGGCACTAAGATCCAGTCTGGAATCATTCTAATGTGCAGTAAAGATTTTCTGTTTCAAAAGTTTGAGGTGTCTGGACGTGAATTCGTACGCTATCAACATGCATTCTTGAAGAAAGTAGACCAATATCACAAGAATTGTACCCAGGCAAAAGAGGGTCAAGATACAAAAAATGATCAAAAAGTATAGGGAATTGTACCATAATTGAGCAATCATGCCTTTGTATACCATTTTCTGTATAAAATTTAAAAAAGTTTTTTTATTTTTTTTAAAACCGGTTACAATTGGTACAAATGTTAGAATTGTTATATACCAACACTTATTCGCTGAAATTTGTATCCTGAGCCAGGTTACAATTGGATACAAAAGATACAATTTTATAAAAAACATAGTAATACCAACGATTTAAGGGACGCGCACACATGATTTGCATTTTTAAATTTAAAAATATCTGGAGAAGGAGTATACATACCAAATGAGAAGAGCCAAGAAATCCAAATACCGTCATGTAGTTATTAAAAAGAAAAAATATTATTTTTATTCTATAACTTGGGAAGACATCACGGCGGATGGAGGCCATGCTACATCAGAAGAGTTTAATAAATTTAAACCAAGTATAATGGTGACTCAAGGTTATTTGTTTAGTAAAGATAAGAAGTACGTCAGAACGTTTGCATCTTATGAACAGAATGAAGATCTATTCTCAGATCGTAATGTATTTCCTCGTAGCTGTATTGTTAAAATGGAGAAGGTTACTCTGTAGGTTCTTCTGTATACTCGCCTTCAATTAATTTTTTAGCTGCTAATCTTTCTTTGTTTATTTGTTTGAGTCTTTCAATATCTGCTAGCTTCTCATCTCTAGCCATCTTGTTAACATCTATATTGTAATTAGTATGAGAGAACATTCCTGTTGCTTTACCTTTAATGTTAAGCAATGGTGCTATACCTTTAATGGCCCCTTCTGTATTAAATTGGTCTAGTTTATTATGTGCTAGAGCAATATCTTTAATGTATGAGCCATGACTTACTTTGTAAGCTCTATTGACCTCGTTATTCTTTTGTTGATAGTAAGCTAATACTTTTGGATTCTTCATCAGTTTGTATGCAGATTCGTCTGCACATTTGTCTGAGTATCCTGCGTGTATTGCTGCCTCTCGTCTAGTGGTCCTACCTTCATGATATATTAGAAAGTCTACAAATCTTCTTTGCATTTCTGTAATCAATATAGGTTTAAGTGGATCAACCTTTCTTTTGACAAGATTCTGTTTGTTTTTTGCCATACTTGAATATATACATAAAATCTTATATAAACACAATATATGAAAGCAAAAGAATTAAGACAGTATTTAGATAAGTTTTTAGTATCACCGGCAGCAAAAGAAGCCAGAGTTCAGATTGAATTACCTAACGGAGAGAAATTAGACGTAGTAGAAATTCAGTTGTTGGAAACTAGAATAATTGGTGATAGAGACACACACATTTTAAATTTAAAAGGAATTAAACGAGGCGGTACTTGGAAGATGCCAAAAATTATTGGCAAATTATAAGGGAGGTGAACCAGCTGAGATTAGAGAAGGATTTGTGGCGTGAGCTTAAAGGAATTAAAAGTAAAATTAGTTGGACAAGACTGGAAAACCGTAGCTTATTGGGCACTCCCGATCTATTGGGTTATAATGATCTTGGCAGGTTTTTCACTGTTGAATTAAAGGTCAGATTTGGTCAGTCTGTACGCTTCTCACCCCACCAAATTAGCTTTCACGTAAAGCATAATTTAAATACATTTATTATGGTTGCTTGTTCCCCGGACAAGGGGAAGGTTCGCTTGTACCCTGGTCATCGGATCCTGGAGCTTGTTGACTCTGGCTTGAAGCTTGAGCCTTTGAGGGAAGGCTTGGAACCTGCGGTTCGTCTGCTTGAGAGCTTGAACGCTTGAGAGCTTGAGCTCTAAGTTTACGCAGTTCAGCATAATATTTCGGGTGATACCAAACCACNGCTAATGCTTGCCGTAGCTAATGTTTGCTGTTGATCTGTCCCANCATTGTCGACAATCTCCACACTTGCCGCCCTGTTTGGGAGCCGGGCAGCTGGCGCCGCCCGTGCTTGTTACGGTTGAAGTCCAGGGCCAAAATTTAACTGGCCCCTGATCAACCATGTGAGAACTCATCCGAATAATTAAATTTTTTGGAACTGTTCCAGGTTCAAGATCTTTTAAAAATTGAGCTTCACGCGTTGGCATCCAGTGCTGGGTGCCCGGTGTCTGTTTACATACTTCGAAAATTTTTTCTAGATGCTCAAGGCTTTGGATGTCTCCGGCGTCGTGCCATCTAAACCAGCGCTGGTTTTTAATTTGTGTTACCATCGCAGTGATCCAGGTTTTATTTTTTAATTTTTTTAATCTTACATATTGAGCAGCCTTGATGGCTTTGTATCTTGTGTAATTTCCTTTTAATGCATAACAGCTGGCGCAAACGCTGCCTTTAATTTTTCTAAGCTTGCTGCCCGTTTTACACTCCCAGGCCGGCAGGCTGTAACTTAGCCCCGGCATTTTACTAGTCCGAGTCAGTGACCCGGTTAACTTTTTTGCTTGTTTTACTTTCATATGTTCTCACTTTCTAAAATCCCATAATATACCAGCTTGGAGGCTTGTCAACTAAAAAATTTCAAGGCTTGAAATTTTTCGGGCGGGCCCACCCCAAAGCTTGCGGCTTGTG